AAGCATGTCCAACAAAGAGCAAATTGAGCTATTTTCCGCTCTATCTGATCGTTTTGAAGTACCATCGGAGGAAGTGGAAAAAACTTTTGGTGTAGCCGTTGGTAAGCAAATCAATCTTCAAACTGGAGGCGGTGGCGGCGTGTCTGTTGGAGAGGACGGAGTTACAGGCCCTCGCCGCATGTCTGACGAAGAATATTATCGTCGTTACGGTCACAGCCGTGGTGTGACAAATTTTTTGAGGGAGAGAAAGTAAAGGGCACCGCTTTACTCTCCGAGGTACAAGCACAAAGGTTGCCCGAAGAAAATAAAGAACGTGATGAAAAAGAATATGCTGCGCTATTGGTTATATTCGAGCATCTTATGGAGTCTGATTCAGATGAAGATGGTCGCCTTGAAATTCTCGAAGAACTTATGGCTTTGCGAGCAGAACACCTTATTGGCCATGCTTGCAATGGGTTTAATTTGACAATTGAAGAAGCACTACAAGTGCTGAAAAATACAGAAGGTTTGTCTGAATTGGAATCTGCCAGACGAGATTGCTTGGTAGCTGCTGTCGAAAATTTAATAGATTTTGCGGTTGCGGAAGAATATCAAATGCTGTCCGAAATTGATGAGTTGGATGAATCTGACGAAGATGATGTGGACGAAGATGATATTCTCGCAATTTTTGCAAGATATAATAAACAGTATGCTCGTGTGGAGAATTCAGACGTGGAGTATGCGATGATTATAGCTGCTGGTCTTGCTGCGTTGAAGCCGACAACAATATTGACTTATATGACACAAGGCGATGAGCGAGTAAGACCTTGGCATTTGCAATATGAAGGCTTTTCTGCGCCAAAAGTGAGTTTTCCGGCTTGGCTTATCCCTCCTATTGAACATCAATGTCGTTGCTATTTGATTGAAGACACTATTGAAAACAGTGTTAGAGCAGCCTCGCAAAAACTTGAAATGCCAGATTGGTTTAATCCCACATTTAAAGAAAGCGTAGCTTTGGGCGGTAGAATATTCTCAGATGAACACCCATATTTCCAAGTTGATATAGAGCATAATGCCAATCTTCAGTTAATCGCTCAACGTATCAAGAATAAATATTTGAATGCCAGTAATTAAGATTACACCACAGCAGATGGCTGCTCAATGGGCTGGGGCCGCTCACAAATTTCAAATTGGGGTTCATAATTTTGAAGTGAAAGCTGGTCATGCTGCGGTGCAGGTATTCCAAGATTCATTCCTCAAAAAAAGAATGAATACTGCTGGTAGCCGACCTTGGGCACCGTGGCAAGGAAATTATCGTGGTGGGGCGGGATTATTGCAAGAGTTTGGAACACTCAGAGATTCTATAAAAGTTGCAGCTCATGTAAAACATCGAATAACGATTTTTACAGACCCAAAGGAATTTAATAATTCGGTACAACGTCATAAGGGGTTCTGTTATGCTGGGGTTCACAACAACCTGAATTCATTGGTCAACAAACCAAAGAAAGGACCTAAAAAAGAACGCCAATTCATCGGACACTCAACTGTGTTGAAAGCTGAACTTGAAAAGCTATCTGTTCTCATATTTGAAGGATTACCTAAATGATTGTAGATAAAAATAAGCCTCAAAAGAAAGAAAGTAATCAGCAAAAGGTTGAGGCCATTGAGCTGCCAAAGACTCAAGAACAAGAATTGTATGAGGCAAATCCATTGTCTGAAATATATAGAGCTGTAGAAAGCATTGTGCGAGAGTTGCGGGTTGACCCAAATAATCCGGAGAGTCCACCGTTATTTCGGACCGTTAAGCTGAACTCAGGGCAACTGACTCGTATTAAAAACGATAAACATAATCTTGAATATGGTTTGGCTTTCCCTGCTGTATTTATCCACCTCATCAATATTAGATGGTTGGTGCAGACCTCCAGAATTGGCGAAGGACGAGCAGATTTGCGTATTTGCTTTGTTTTGAATCGTTTGAATAATGGGGATGATGAATATCAGACTGAAGGCTATGATGTTTTTCAACGTGTGCATAATGCAATTGAAGCCAATAAGTCCAAGTTTGCGCCTTTGACTGAAAGGTGTCAATTGACGTATTTTGATCAAGTCGAGAATTTTGACGATGGGCTACAGCAATATTGGATAACATACGAGGTATGGTTTAGAAATTATACGTCTTATCGTTATCGTAATTATGTGGAGCGCAGCATTGTAATCCCTCCCTTTACAAATCATTCTGACCAGTTGCCGGAAAACAATCAAGATCACCACGACGACCATGATGATCCAAAATTTGAAGATGTTGCAGGCTTTCAGGAATAGCCTGCAACAACCTTTCGTTTTTGGACTTGCTATTCTTCAGAAAATAGATAATGGACGAAAACGAATACAAATACATTGTGGGGGAGGCTTCTGAGAATAAGCCTGCTGTCATTCGTTTCTACGGCCCAGTAACGCCAGACACCACTACTCGCTTTAATGATGAGTTTCTATGGCTTCAGAATTATGTAAAGCCATCTAAAATTTTGGTGTTAATCAATTCTGAAGGTGGCTCAGTTGTGTCAGGCATGAGTACCTTTTCAGTCATCCAGTCTTGTCCTATTGAAACACATTGTGTGATTGAGGGCATTGCTGCTTCGATGGGAAGTGTTATTTGGGCTGCTGGTTCAAAGCTCTTTATGCACGATTATTCAATTCTTATGATTCACAATCCATTTGTCAATGCAATTGACTCTCAGGATGAATCTACTAAGAATATGCTGAAGGCTTTTAGAAGTCAGCTGGAAACTATTTATCAGAAACGTTTTGGGTTGAAAAAGTCTGAGGTTCGAGCTATCATGGATGGTGAGGGAAATGCAGATGGTACATATTTGACAGCAAAAGAAGCTGTGAAAGCCGGGATTTTGCCAAAAGCCAATGTCATCAGTACCTCCGAGCAAGTTCGTGCCGACATACAGAGTAAAATTGAAGGATTAGGCAGTGCGTCCTCTATCCGTGACATCATGGCCGCGATGGTCAGCGATGAAGCGGAGAACAAACTTATCGAGAAAGCACTCGCTATTCTTGAACAAAATAAGCAAACTAATCAAACACAACAAGTAATGAACGAAAAAGAACTGGCTTTTGACACTGTATGTGCGCAGCTTGGTTTGGCTAAGGACACTCCGGTAGCTTCCGTGACCCCTCGCATTACTGAGTTGACAAAGGCCGAGAGTGACCTTAATACTGTCAAGGCTGAGTTGGCTACTGCCAAAACAAGTCTAACAGATACCAAAGCAGAGCTCGACCAGTTGAAGATTCAGTTTAAGGGAAAGGAAGCGGAGGCGAAGAATCTTGCCGATGAGCTTGCTGAAGCCAAGAACAAATTGAAAACGTATCAAGATGCAGAAGCAGCTGCGAAAGCCGCTCACATCGAAGAACTCGTTCAGGCCGCTGTGACAGCTGGCAAAATTCAAGTCGAGGATAAAGCTGAATGGATCAGTATGGCAGAAGCCAATCTGCCACTTGTAGAGAAGACTCTTGCTGGCCTCGCACCTCGTGATAAAGTGACTGAGGAAATTGCAAAAGATCCTGAAAATGTGGAAGCTGCTGCAAAATCCATGAAATCTACCGAAGAAGCTCTTGCTGAGAAAGTAAAGGCTGTAGTAGGCGACATCGAATTTAAAACTTTTAGCTAATCCATAAGACACAATAATGGCAGGCAATATTAATTACGCCGGTAATACCTACTCCGGCGAAGTGCTGGAAGACCTTTTGGTCTATACCGCACAAGGTAATGATACATTTGCCGAGGGGTTGATTCACATCAAATCCGGTGTTCAGAAGCGTTATGTGCTTCCTCACATCGAACTTGGTGAAATTATTCAGGATAACAAGCCTACTCCAACTTCTGCTGAGGGTGGCGCAACTGAAGACGGTTTTAACCAGTACACTTTCTCGGAACGTTATCTTGATCCACAGGATTTCATGGTTTATCTTGAATTCAATCCTCGTGACTTTGAAGAATACTGGAAGCCATTCCAGCCCGATGGCCAGCTCTTGTTCCGCGACCTTGACCCAAAGGTACAGTCGAAGATGCTACATCTTCTTATTGACAAGAAAGATCAGTACATCGGTGATTCTATCTGGTGTGCCCGCAAGGGTGGCGTAGATGCCAAGATTACATGTCCTGATGGCGCAACCGTTCTTGGTGGCAAGTCTGCTGCTGGTAGCATGAAGTATTTTGATGGTGCAATCGCTCGCATCCTCGATAACTTGACTACTACCGACAAAAATGAACTTGCTGGTGGACAGGCAATTCTTGCCGGTGACACTGAGCTTACTACTGGTGAGCAAGTGGAAACCGCTCTATACACAATGTGGCGAGCATGTCCAAAGAAATTGCGTAAGCACTCGAACCTGAAGTTCGTTATGGGCTGGGATCTTTGGGACCTCTATGACGAGTATCTGACCAGAAAAGAAGTGAAGTATGTTGAGAACGCTGACATTAACAAGCGTCGCTTCAAAGGCAAGTCTATCGTAGTCATTAACGGTGTTCCTGAACACACCATCGTTCTTGGTAAGTTCAACTCTGGTATGGACTCAAACCTTTGGATGGGTGTTGACTATGCTACTGACCAAGAATCTGTTAAGGTTGAACGCCTTCAGGCGAACTCTGAGCTCTACTTCTTCCAGATGCGTATGAAGATGGATGTTAATATCGTGCTCCCTGCCGAAATTATCATCTGGACCGCATACAAGAAAACTGCGTAACGTACCGGAGCGCGGAATTTTACCCGACAAGTAAAAACAGTGATGGGGAGTGGAGAAAGAAACTCCGCTCCCCATTTCTAATTCTAACACATTATGGCTAAGATTAAAGATACAGAAGAAATTGAAAAGTCAGTAGTTACAGACGACGTAGAAGTCGCAATTCCTGTAGAAGTCGTTGAGGAAAATCAGCCGACTGTAGCAGAAGAACATAAGGCTGAGAAGCCTAAGAAAACTGGCAAGGGTAAGGCCAAAGATGAGCCTGTTATTGAGATGTCCGAAAGGGTAAAAGACATTCTAAAAGTCTTCTCGAACCAACCAGAATTGCTCATTGCTCCAGATGGAAGGGTGTTCTCTCCCGGATGCAAACTTGCTGTCGCAAAGGCCGCTATTCTTTACAAAAATCCTTATTATAACTCTTAACACTGAAAAACAATGGCTTTAGGTGGCGTATTTATGACCGATACCGATGGTAATATTGGCGTTGAACACTCAAGTATTACCGATAAGGTCTGCGGTTTGCTTTTTGACATTTCGGCACAAACCGATTTCTGGACAAAAGGCCCAGCTGCTGAAATGGCAGAACAATTGAAAGACGCTGTGGTTGAGCTCAACAGCTTAGATGATGTTGCAGCTCTGGGCATTAAAGCCTACACTGGCGAAACCGAAGACGGTATTAGCAAAGATTTTCTCTTTGGCATTCCATACTATCATATCGAACATTTCTTTAAATTGAATGGCGGCACTGGTCGTTTGTTTATCGCTTTTGCAGATTGCTCTACCAACTGGAATGCGCTTCTTGAAATGCAGCAAGCATCTGGTGGCATTATCAACCAGTTTGGTGTGTGGACTGAGCAGTCATTGTGGCGTGAAGTCGATGCTGATGCAGAGAAGTATGCAATTGAGATTGTTGATGACATTCAGCTTATTGCAAATTCTATGGCCAATGAATACAATGCGCAGGCAGTCTTTGTATTGAATGCTAATCCTGCAAAAGTAAAGACTGCAACTGGCACACAGACTACAGTTGTGTTCAGTAAGATACCATCTTGTATTATTGATTGCCGTTATATGGCTGTTGCGCTTAGTCAGGCTGTTGATACGCAAGTTCGTGCGATGCAGATTGCTCTTGACAGTAAGACTCCTGTTGGTAATATTGGTGCTGCACTTGGCCTTTTGGCGCGTGATAATGTGGCTGACAATATCGGCTGTGTAATGAATTGCAATCTGGGCAATTACTTCCCAGACATTGAGCTTGGCTTTGGCGATTGCACAGTTACAGGAGATGCACTTACCAATTCGATGCGTTATTCTGCTCTTTCTCAGAAGCAGTTGAATAACCTTGATGATTTAGGTTACATCTTTTTAATGAAATATGCCGGTCGAGAGGGGCAAGTATTTTTCAATGGCGACTCAACTTGTTCTGATGGAGATTATCGCACTATTGCTCGTAATCGTGTAATCAACAAATCTCGTCGTAATGTTCGTCAGGCTCTTTTGCCCTACGTTAACTACAAGATTAAAGTAGATCCGGCCACTGGTCAACTCTCTGCGGCACATATCGCATTGTTCCGTAATCTCGTAAATGATGTTCTGCAAGCAATGGCAGACAATGAAGAAATCAGCGGCATTGGTACCATCAGTATTCCTGCCGCTCAGAATATCTTGAAAAACGATAAGCTCAAGCTCAAATATTCCATTATTCCGATGGGTTACTCGAAAATTATCGAAGTGGAAGAAGGGTTTGCGCTTTCTCAACAATCCTAATAAATGGCAACGATTGTAAATAATGTAGCCTATTCGTGGGCGATGATTGAGCTGACTGCTCCTGCACTTACTGGGTCTGCCAATGCTAATTCTATCACACTTCAAGGTGTGACAGGTATTAAATGGAATCGTAAGTGGAATGTGCAGACCAACTATGGTCTTGGTGGTAAGCCTGTGAACCGAGGTTTTGGCAATTGGGAGTACACCGCTTCCATTACAATGGACTACAACACACAGGTACAAATTCGTAGCCTACGCGGCTCGCTTACCGCACTTGGGGAATTTGATTTGGTAATCTCTTTTGCTAATGAGTTTGAAACTGAAGATTGGACTACCGAAACTGTAACTCTAAAAGGCTGTCTGTTTACAGAGGATGGTATGGAAGCCGCTCAGGATGATACAAACATTACAAAAGAATTCGATCTCAATCCATTTGATATTATAATTGATTCACAGTAAAGTTCCATAATTGTTAGAACATGTTGATGTTGAAAGAGAGGAGATTATGAAAAATCTCCTCTCTTTTTCAAACCCCTATTTCTACACTGCCCTATTTATAATAAACATTAAATCAATTCGCAACAATTATGGACGAAATCGACAACATCGAGGAACTGGTAGAATTAACCCCTGAGCTCGAAAAAGAAATTGAAAAAAAGGTCGCTTCTCTTAAAGCAGATAATCCGACAGTTCGCGTGATTTTCCCGATTGTCATTGAAGGAAATCCGGACTACGATGAGAAGAAGCATTATGTTGCCTACTTCCGTCAGCCTGATTTTAAAACATTCTCTAAATATCTTTCGGCAGCCAGTAGCAATAATGCTGTTGCAATGCGCACTCTTGCTAAAGATTGCTTCCTTGCCGGTGATGAAGAAATGATTAAGGACGATTCCTTGTTCTTGTTTGGAACAATGGGTCAACTCGGTCGAATCATTGAAATGCGCAATGGCAGACTGGTAAATTTATCAAAGACTCGGAAGTAAAAGATAACCAGTATTTCAGGCAAAAAATTATCTTCATAAGACATTACTTTCCGGGTGTCGATATAGAAAGCCTGAGCGACGAGGACTTTGCCAGTCTCTCTAATGAAGCTGAATGGTTAGATGCTCATATGTTGAAGGTTAATCAGCTTAAAGCTCTCGGAGCTATGACACAATCCCCTTGACGATCATTAATTGTCAAGGGGATTTTTATAATCTGAATTCTTATAGTGTAGCTATTCTTCATAAAACAATATTTCAATGAGTGTTTGGTCTAATCTAAAATTTGCCACAGCAGGCTCTGCCCAATCTATTTTGGGTGGAGTTGGCTACAGATGGATAAACGGCAATCAACCGTTGGGTGATTTGAAGTTTAAGAGCAAGCCTGCCAGCAAGATCGTGACAGCTCGTGTTGCACAACAGATTGCTATGCAGATGGCTGAGGGCGAATTAAACAGGCTGTTTTCCCGGCTTCAAAATATGGCTGCTAAGAAAATCCGTGAGGATGCTCTTAAAGTTAGTGATAAAAGTGCCTTTGCAAAACTTATTAAAGGTGGTGAGATTGCGGAATTTGATTATGGTACTATTCAGACAGCAGAAGGTGATAACGTAACTGCGCGTGATTACCTAAGCCGAAAAGTACCCGAAGCTCTAATTATGTCTTACACTGGCGATTCATCTGTCACTTATAGTTTTCCGAAGTCTATTAAATCAGAAAGCTATAAAGTGAAGAAGCAGAGCCTTATTCAAAGTTTGATTGAAACAAATCGGTCAATTGAACACAATATCGAATATGAAGATGCCACAGAGGTGACAAGTAAAGATGTGATACATATTGATTTGTCTCCACAAGTAACATTTGCCACGAGCAAGAACCTTGTGATGACTCCAGTGCAGGGTCGTGATTCTTCACGCAAAGAGTTGATTTCTAATGGTGATTTGACCTTTACAATCAATGGTAGCGTAGCCACAGATTTGCCCGGTGTTTATCCAGCGGCGGCTGTGCAACGACTTATTAAGATGTCTCAGTATAAGGGCATTGTTCAAGTGCATCATTTTATATTCGATCAATTTAAGGTCAAGCAAGTAATCATCAAAGATTTCTCTCTACAGCAGCAAGAATATAAGAACATCCAGCCTTACTCTATGACATGTATTGCCATTGAGGCAGATGAAATCACTTTGATCAATGACACAATCGGTCGTATTAATGAGGTATTTGAAGCGAGCCCTGCTAATTTTTGGTATAATTTGATACTTAACAACAAACTTGCAGAAATAGCAGCCGGAGCAGCGGTTGGAGCGGCCAATTCCGCACTCAGCAAGGGTTTGGACATCGAGGGTATGGTTACTAACGTATAAGGTAATGGTTCCAGTTGATGATAGAAGCGACTATCGTATTTTAATATGCTTGATAGAAATATGGCCTTTCAAAGAAGGCGATAATCCGATGAAAGAGCCGGATTCCCCGACGCTGTTTGCTGAAGTTGAGCATATTGAAATCGAAGAAACATATAGAAAACTGATTTGTGGTGCCTCTGTGAAATTTCCCAGAGGTACAATCTTGCATCGTACACTCACACCTCAGAATGGTTACATTTACGACAAGAATACGACTGCGGTTTTAAATAAAGATGGTGTCATTACAGAAACCAAAAACGTCACACCTAAAATAAAGAATGAAGCCGGAGAATGGGTCGAAATCGAAGGTGCAAAACTTGCTGAGATTGATGATTTCAAAATTGGAGATAGAATCCGAATATCTCTTGGTTACACAAAAAAGCCGGAAATAGCAGCTTTGACTGCTTATAATCCTGATGGCAAGTCAATCTATACAGATAAAGGTCTGCTCAGTGATTATAAAAAAGAACTCAAAGTCATGTTCAACGGCTACATTACCAAAGTGAGTCTTGATACACCCATCGAGCTTGAGTGTGAGAATCTTGCCAGTGCATTGAAAATGGTGACTTGCCCTAAACGAAAAGGTAAGTCAACAGATACCGTTGCCACA